CACCGGAAGCCAGTGCTTTGTTGAGAACAAACTTGAAAGGTGACCCCATCATCCTGACACGTCTCTCGTCTCGAATCTCCTTTGCCAACGCTCCAAGGCCTTGCTTGTCAGCCGCCATTTCCAAAAAAATCGATGCCACGATGACATGTACTGGGCGATGGGATGAATCTTGCTTCTCAATATCCAATTCCACAGAAGACTCAAACGTTGCAAGGAAGTCCTCCACTTCTTCCTCGCGGAGACCGACAGGGGAAAGTTTCCCAGGCTGCATCGCCCTGGCCCATGCATGCGTCAAGGCATCACACGTATCGGCGAAAATGGCTTGTTGTAAATCACTCGCAGACACCACGCCTTGTGCTTTGAGTTCTGAGGGCCCATCACGCATCTCGGACGGTTTCTTGGCGAACTCGGGTTTCAAGAACGCAAAAGATAACGTTGACGCAGCTGTTTCGTAATTTGCATATGCCCCGTCGATGGCTTGTTGTCGAGTCTGCCGGTGAATTGCAGCCCTGCGCGAGTTGTTGATGTGTGCGAAAAACAGCTTCTTATCAATCACTTCTTCAAACAACCACTGGACAATGACCTCAGCATCAACAAAATCTTGAGGTCTAGTGCGAACATCTGGCACGCTGCGAGTTAAAGCCTGGACCTGATCTGCGCCAGGGACATCACGAGGCTGAAACGTGTAATTGTCGAAAGCATCAGAATGCGCAATCCCCTCGTCCCGAAAACTGACGCCAGAAACCAACTCCACGTTGGTTCGAATCTCAGAAGTCGACAGAGGTTCACCATCACCAGTGAACACAGTCGCCACAGTGACAGGATCCGTCAACGGCTGTTCCACCAAATTCGACTCAACAATATTTGGCTCATGTACGTGGTGCCATGTCGACTCACTTTCAGCTCGTACCTCGCAAAAGTCCCAAGATGTGCCACCCATGATTACCGTGTCCGGCAACTTGCCATTGACTGACGTGTCGTCAAACCACCGGAAATTAGTCAGCACAGAGACGCCTTCCACCACGAAGATTGTCTTCTTCCGTGCTCGAGTAAACCCAACAGCGCAATGCGCAGATTGCTCTGCCTGACCTAGCCATCGTAAATCGCCACCCAACGCCCTTCCGAGTCCATGGATGACCGAGTATTCAGAACGGCGCCCCTGGCATTCATGTACCGTGGCTGCCTTGACGCCTCGTTGCAGCACCATCTCTTTCCCAATTTGAGTGCCTTGCATAGCCACATCACCTTCGCCAGGTAGCAAAGTATCATCTGCTGTCAATGTGTAGCATAATGCTTCTGAATCTTCGGAGCCGCAGAACAGGTCCTCAACAAAAGTGTCAGTCACGGTGCTATGTAAATAGGTGACTGCCGCATCCCAGCCCACAAAAGTTGTAGGAGTGATCATGACACATGGCGCATCAGAAGCGATGAGCTTCAATTGAGTGGGGGAAAACACGTTGGATATCTGTCTTCTATCACCAATGGTAATAACACCTTTGCTACGCGAATGCCTATTGGCGATAGCTTGCAAATGTTCGGGATCAAACGCATAGCACTCATCAATGATGACGTAACGCGATGCGTATTTCGTTACCAATGCCTCATGTTGCGTGACGACGGTAGCCCTACGCAAGGGCTCAAGTCTACCGAGATTGGCTTGCCACTCCTCCTTGAGTTCTCGCGTCGGGACAACTACCAAATCATTCACAGATATCCAAGTGCGTGGGACCTTGGACTTTCCACCCATAGCAAGTCCAGTGATATGTGCAAGCCAGTTTTTGACGGATGGTTGTGTGAAAAGAGATTCAGACTTTCGTAGCACGTCAGCAACATAATCTATCCCTGGTGCAGCGAGTTGAGCTTGATACCATGGCACCATAGCAGCATCATTGCACATTCTTGCCCCGAGGTCAGCAGCAACAACAGCCTCTATGAGGGCGTGTTGTATTTGTGCGCCTCGAGCATCAGGCGAGATGTAATTGGGCCCAGCAAGATTCTCAGCATTAACCGTAGCACCATGTTGCAAATCCATCAACCTGTGTATCGGTGAGAAATCATATTCCCCATTGGCTTGCGTGAGCCTGTGCAAGCGATACTCACCATTTGGAGAAGGCAAAGAGATTTTCCCAAGTTTGAAACACTCCCGGATGTCCTGGTTATCTATTGGTCTCAGAGGTATTGGAATGAGATCAGGCACCCCGCCCAAGGCAAATTGCAACCCCTTGAAGCTCTCTGGCTCAATGTTGGCCAACTCTTTCTTTAACAAGTGTATCATCTTAGTCTTTTGTGTTGTACTCGCTTGTCGACAATCATGATGAAAGGCACTGAGAAGCACAGATGCCGCAGCACCCCTGCGTACGTGAGAGTTGAACTTACCAAGGAATAACTTAACCTCGGACAAAAAATCCGAGTACGGCAAGGCAGCATTCAATTCCAGCTCCGCAATTTGTTCCTCGGGAAGCAAGTTCTTTTCGCGGAACCTCTGCAAATCGACGGCATGATCCACGCTAAACACATTGAAAAAAGTCTCCACAATATCGATTGCCGCTGCTTGAAAATCTAAATCCTGTGCATCCTGCACAGCCACCCAGAATTTTGACATCTTTTGACTCGACCAATCTAGATAATCAAGAAAAGCAGTTATTTTCTTCACCGCCTCTTGTTTCCCTGTTATTCGCGCTACAGTGATCGTGCAATCAACCAATACCCTCGTGGTATCGATTGAGTACCTCATCCCCAACATGACAGCCACGCCAACCACATCCACATATGAGAAAGATATGGCCCAAGATTCACGGAAACCGTGCTCTATTGCCTGCTGCCACTTACGTGGTGTAGTCACCCATCCGAACAACGTGGACCAAGCACTCACCACTACATTCACCAAAGACGCAGGCTCGATCTTCGCGCCAAAGTGTTCCTCCATGGCACGCTCTGACATTTGGTCCAATGTCATTTGACCAATATCCGTGCGGTATATGCGCATCAAGGCCTCCATGCTAGACATGGCGCCCAACGCCATAGTTCCGGTTGTTGTAGCGGCCAGTGTTGAAGCAACGGACGAGTAGATTGACTTCCGGACAGTTTCAGTAGTAGTCTTTGGTCTCAATTCTTCCGCATGATTCTCAGCCAGTGCGTCCTGGACTTCGGAATACACTTCTATCCAAGTGCCGAGCGCTTGCGCCTCTGTCTCAGACAAGGTAATACGTGGCGTGACCTGAGTACCCGAAATGGAATACGTCACGACTGACTGCCGCAAGACGATGCGAGCAACCATCTTGTCCTTGATTGCCTGAGTCCTATAAGTGGCCATCACCCTATCGAAACCCTTCTTTTCTACAAGCACAACAGGGCGAGTCATGTCTGGCATGATCAAGCGGATAAAGTAGTAGTGTTCATAGGACGGCAAACATCTCGTTGCCCACCCACCAGCGCTGAGGGTGAGGTTGTGATATTGAGACGCATGGTCACCAAAAATGATCGTTCGCCGCAATGAGTGCCCAGCAGCAAATGTCGGTGCAAAAAGCTGCCGCACCTTTTGCAGGTCCTGAACGTAGTCACCGCCATCATGGAAAGAAGAGACGACTTTACCAAAAGCCAACTCCGTGGTCATCTCAGTCAACGAATCATACACTTTGCGGCCCATCAACGCCCGCCAGTCTATGGAAAACTGTGACAAAGCGTTGTAGACCTCTGCTTTCACCATGAGCTGGACGATCGTGCGCGCATCTATATTAGGTTCAATGTTAATCATCAGCAACGAACTAACATCAAAACGCTTGAAATGCCCAGCGGCGCGCTGCCAATCGTTCGAGCGTAATACCCTCCCAGCCCTCGCTGCACTGTCACGAACCTCACAGGTAGGCAATTTACATTGAGCGCAATGCTTCGTGCGTCTGGACGCATCCAAGGCGTCAGTGTATTCCCAAATTGCAGCATTGGGAAACGCATGCATCTCTGCCTTGCTGGGTGAGATGAGACCAACGATCGCCCCTTGCAATGTGGTGATAGCATGATTCAGCGCAGCTCGGCGAATAGTACCAGCTGCCCTATGTTCCTCTACGCGGGGCGAGTACCTCATCGGCCCTATCAAGGCCAACAGCCGGTGATATTGTGGGGATGACGGCGGCACTGAAGTAGCTATGCCTTCAAAGAATGCATCAAGTGCAACAGCGGCTCGCTCCTCAGTAGATCCCAAGACCTCCATGCCAGATAACAACACTTTCGATGCCTCCAGTGCCGAAACAGTATTCATTGGACGAGTGATGGCGTGACCGTAGAACTCTTCCTCATCCCCTCTGATTCTGCGGTGAGCATGCAAGGCACGGAGATTGGGGCCCCTGGGGAAAATTGGCAACTCCAAAGCAGTAGATCCGACATACCTACTTAATTGACCATTCAGTTGCCCCGCAATCGGCATGCGGCTAGATATGTCACGTGCATAGTTGGCCAAGTCTTCAAACGCCTGTTGCTGCGAACTAGCCCCCAACAACATACCATCAGCATATTGCGACAGTCGTTGACGTGCCCCTGGCGAATAGTGCAACATCCCGCCAACCTCAACCACCGGCATACCTCCTGCCAGCGGGAATGCAGCCAAGAGTCGCCCCTTACTGACGAACGGTGGTAACCTAGTGAACCCAACGCTATTTTCAAAACAATACCCATCCTCACCGCGTGCCAACAAGAAACAAACGCCATAAGAAATCACCGCGCAAACCCCAATACAACAATGCGCAATCAACGAGGTATAAACACAGGAGGATATCACAAGGAGGACGGTTGTGATAATGGAACCATAATGATGCGCATCGCGTCGCCATCTGGCGACGCAATACCAACTATCAATCATGGGAGGAAGGAGTTTCAGGGTCGAGTGAGACTTCATCAGGATATGGGCTAGAAAGTTTGACATACCGTGATTGTTAGTTGTATTGTAGAGAGGTGGACTGGGGACTGTGA